TAGACAAATTAAATGGAGTACTCCATAAAAATGAACGGAGTACTCCAAAGAAAGATACGGAGTACTCCAAAAAGAAACCAGGAGCACCCAAGGGTAATAAGAATGCTGTAAACAATCGTGGTGGGGCTAAAAAGGGTAATAAAAATGCTATCGGTAATTCTGGTGGTTCTGCTCCGTTACGTAATGGTAATGCTGCTACTCATGGTTTATATAGAAAGTATTTACCAAAAGAATTATATGATTTAAAAGAAGAGCTAGAGGAAGCAATTAAGAATGATCCTTTATCGATTCTATGGGAAAGTATAATGTTGCAGCACGCTCAAATTATTCATGCTCAACGTATTATGTTCGTTAAAGACAACGAAGATATGACAAAGGAACTACGGAAAAATAAACTTACTGAAAGCGGCTATGAGGAAGAGTGGGAGATTCAATTTGCTTGGGATAAGCAAGCTAGTTTCTTAAACGCTCAATCCAAAGCGCTTTCTACATTATCTGCTCTTATTAGAGATTTTGATAGATTAGCAAATATAGATGATGAGCGAAGGGCCAAACTTGAGTTTATCCAGGTTCAAATCGACAAAATTAAATCTAATACTAATAATGATGATAACAATATTGAGCCAGTTGTCATTGTAGACAATATCAGTGGTGATTTAAATGTCTAAAAAGCAAATCGCTGAAATACTTCCACCAGCTTTTCATCAAGTATGGTTAGCTCGTAAAAGTGAAGCGATATTAAAAATCGTTTGTAAAGGCGGCCGTGGTTCTGGTAAATCTACGGATATATCTATTTGTATTGTGATGGATCTTATTCAGTTTCCCGTTACAGTACTTTGTATACGTAAAGTAAAGGATACAATAAGAGAATCCTGCTATGAGCAAATAAAAGAAGCGATAGAGCTATTAGGTGTAGAGCATTTATTTCGTTTTAAAGAAAGTCCAATGGAAATCATTTATAAACCACGTGGGAATAAAATCATATTCCGTGGTGCTGATGATCCTGCAAAAATCAAATCTATTAAGATAGCAAAGTATCCAGTTGCTATTGCATGGTTTGAAGAGTTGGCCGAATTTAAATTAGAAGAAGATGTTTCTACTATAGAGAAGTCTATTTTACGTAAAGAATTACCGAATGGATTGCGATATAAAATGTATTACTCGTATAACCCACCGAAGAGAAAACAGTCCTGGGTTAACAAGAAGTTTGAAACGCAATTCAAGCCAAAGAATACATTTGTACATCATAGTACATATCATGATAATCCTCATATTTCTAAGCAGTTCGTGGAAGAAGCAGAAGAAACAAAAAGGCTTAAACCACAGCAATATGAACATGAATATGAAGGGAAACCGACAGGCAGCGGTGTTGTTCCATTTAGTAACCTTACATTCAGACGTATTACAGATGAAGAAATCAAATCATTTGATAATATACGTCAAGGGATTGACTGGGGTTATGGGAATGACGCGTTGTCTTTTGGTCGTATGCATTATGATAAAACGCGCAGAAAGCTTTATATATTCGGTGAAATACATGGCGTTAAAATTAGTAACCGCTCATTAGCTGAAAAGATTAAACAACTTGGTTGGGATGACGTGGAGATAATTGCGGATTCATCGGAACCAAAATCAATTGATGAAATGAAAAATGATCATGGTATTAAGAGAATCAAAGGAGCGGTTAAAGGTCCTGGCTCTGTTGAATACGGGGAAAAATGGTTAGACGATTTAGAAGAAATAATAATTGACCCCGAACGTTGTCCAAAAACTGCAGGTGAATTTGAAAATATTGATTATGAAGTTGATAAAGACGGTAATCCAAAAAATAGATTACAAGATAAAGATAATCATAGTATCGATATGACCCGTTACGCATGTGAGGACGATATGAGTAAACGTAAAGTAGTTATGGGTGGAAAGGTTAAAAGAGTATAGTCGAACATTTATTGTTCGGCTATTTCTTTTGCTCTCTATTAATAGAAGAAAGGAGGATACAAACGATATGAGCAACAAGAAAACCATTAAGAATGTAAAAGTATTTGGTATTAATAAAGCAGCAGATGACCCAAAGAATAGGGAAGACAACAGTAAGCAAATGACTGTAGATCCATTCGCGCAAATATATGGCGATAAAGGGTTGGTTAAACCACCTTATGATATGTCAGTGCTGTTGGAAATAAAGGAAAGTAATCCAATCCATTCTGCTTGTATTAGCGCAAAAGTCGATGATATTGCAGGTGTTGGTTTCGACTTTGCTCCTTTTGAAGAAGTGAAAGGAGCGAACCAGGAGCAATATAAAAGGTTAAAAGAATTTATGCGGAATTGTAATCCAGAAATGACGAGTTCAGAAATTCTTAGAGCTGTATGGGATGATTATGAAACTGTTGGCTGGGGGATTATCGAAGTTGTTCGGAATCAAAAAAACGAACCATCGGAACTGTACCATATTCCGGCGCATACGGTTCGTGCTCATAAGGATAAAGTCCGATTTGCTCAAATTGTAAATAACAAAGAACGATGGTTTAAAAAGTTCAATTATCCCGATGATTTCCGTCTTGCTGATGGTAGAGCGATAAATGCAGAGGATGTTGCAGAAAGCGGAACAGAAAAAGCTGGAGAAGTAATTGTTATTCGTAAATTCGGTTCTCGTTCTTCTTATTATGGGATACCTAATTATGTTAGTTCTATCGGCTCGATAGTTGGATCTCAAGCAGTAAGAGATTACAATATTAACTTCTTTACAGGAAAGACAATTCCGGATGCTCTGCTATTTCTTGAAGGTGTTGATGAAATAGATGATGGAACGGAAAATGAACTAAAAGCATTCTTCTCTGCAGAAACAAAAGGAGAACATCATAAATTGGCCGTTGTCCCCGTACCGCCAGGGGCAAAAGCTAGATTAGAAAAAGTTAGTCCAGATGTAAAAGAAGGCAGTTTTCGTTTATATAAGCAGGATAGCGCAATGGAGATATGTGTGGCTCATCGTGTGCCGCCTTATCGTATCGGCTGGGCTATGACAGGCTCATTAGGACAAACAACCGCTAAAGAAATGAACGAGATGTACAAGCGTTCTATTATTGAGCCTGGACAAGGAATATTAGAACATCGATTAAACTATCAATTATTTCGTGGATTTGCTGAAATACTCGGTGGATTAGATTGGCATTTCAAATTAAACGAAATTGATACAGATGATCGTGAAGCTGATATGCAATATGCGGCAGATGGTTATGAGAAACGTATATTAACACGGAATGAATCTCGTAAAGTAGTAGGTTATGAACCTGTAGCAGATGGAGATACATTCTTTGAAGGTGGTCCATCCGTTTCTCAAATAGAACCAATTGCAAAAGCTGCAGATAATGAGCAAGATAACTTAATTGCTATTAATGCATTTAGGGGAAAGCATGAAGAAGTAGAGAAAGCTATGCAAAAGAAGGTAGCTGATTTTTTTCTGAACAGGGAAAACGGCTCTTAAACCTGCTTCCCGTAATTCGTATTAATAAAGCAGATGAAGAGATTGATTTTGTAATTGCAGAAGCAGAAGTTGATGAATTTCTTGATAGTGTCGATTGGGATGAAGAAAGACAAATGTTTGTCGATGAAGTCACAGACACTCTGCAGGATGATGTAACAGAATTTGTACAAAGTACTCTAGCTTCTAACGGTTTAACCTGGATGGTATTAGATCCAATTGGTGACGTTGCTGCAAAATGGGTAGCTACTTACGCTTTTGAATTAGCAAAGGGAATACATGAAACCACTAAAGGTAGATTAAGAGAAACAATGCTAAAGAATCTTAGTGAAGGAATGGGTGTCGATGTATTAAGTGTTTCCATTGCAGATGTAATGTCAGAAGCAAGTAACTACAGAGCGATGATGATTGCACGAACAGAAACAACATATGTAATGAACTACGGTAATTTAATTGCTTATAAGGGCGCAAATAGAAACACGAAAACATGGCTTACAGGAAACGATGAGCGTGTTTGTAAAGAATGTGGTGGTTTACATGGGGAAACGGTAGATATTGATGATCTATTTAGTAATGGAAAGATGTGTCCGCCAGCTCATCCACATTGCCGCTGCACTATGATTTCAGAAGAGTAGTAAAATACACCTATTTGATTGGGGTTTCATCGTCAAAACGTATATGGCTTTAAATTGGCTGCTATGCGTTTTGACAGTGGAACCCCAATATTTATAGGGAAGGAGGTAAAACGATGGGATACGAACTAAAAAACGCCAATATCAGTTATATTTCACTAGTTACAAAGGGCGCAAACGGTCGTCAATTTGCCATTATGAAAAGTGAATCTGTTAAACAACCAAATATATCAAAGCAAGTTCCAATCCTTAAAACAGAAGAAGAGAAGCAGCTTGTTACAGGTGTTGTATATGAACCAGATGTAGAAGATTCACATGGGGATATTATGACCGCAGAAGAAATAGAAAAGGCTGCTTATACCTTTATGGAAAATTACCAACATATCGACAAGCAACATGATGAAATCGCTGGTAAAGGGACTGTGGTTGAAAACTGGATTGCTAAAAGTGATATGACAGTAGGCGAACAAGAAGTAAAAGCAGGAACGTGGCTTATGACTGTTCGTGTTGATGATGCAGAAACCTGGGAAGAAATTAAAAAAGGTGAAGTCACTGGTTTTTCTATGGGTGGATTTGGTGAACGTGTTGAAATTGCCAAGACTGATGATTTTACTCATGAAGATAAAGGCCTTATTCGAAAAATGCTAGATTTCGTTAAAGGTGAAACTCACAAAATCGCAAAAGGTGAAGTAAAAGACCGCTTTGTTGATGAAAAACAAAAGCGTGATTTGCGGGCTGTTTTTAATTTATTTGAAGATGTGTTCTATTGGGAGATTTGGGAAAGTAACCCCGATATAGACCGTATGGCAGCTGCTCTTGATGATATGAAAGACATACTTTCTTCTATTAAAGGCGGTTATACCATCGCTA